CAATCTCTATTCGCGCATCTTGGTGCGGTATATCTCGCGCTATTGCGGTGATCGCCTGCGCCGCATCCCAAACCGTTTCAACCGGTCGGCCCTCTTCAGACATATGACGGGCGGCGGCGGCTTTCGCCATGCGTCCAGATAATCCGGCGCGTTTGCTCAAAAACTCTAAGCGGCTTTCGTCATCCGTCGCAATCTTGGCAGCTTTCGCGGCTTGAACGCCCTCGACAAATGTAGCGGTCGCACCATGCGCAAAGCTTTCCAAAGCTGGGCGGGCTTCCATGGCGAAGCGATCCGGCGCGAATTTAGTGTGACGGATTTTAATTTCGCTAAAGTTCTCGACGCCCCAAAGGTTTCGATTCATGCAAACCCCGCGCAAATACATCGCCGCAATTCCTGCCGTTTTGCTGCCGGTCTCACTGTTCCAAGCGTAGAACCCGCGGAACATTAAATCGGGCTCGCCGTTAGCAAGCTTGCCGACTTCAATAGGGTTTCGATCATCCACAAGGAAAACAAACACGTCGCGATCACTTGCAAACAATGTTGTCGTGTCATTAGTAACGGGTATTTCTGGATCATATACCGCCATACCGTCGCGGCTCCCCGTCATCATCCCCGGCACTTTCCAACGTCCGCCAGATTGATCTACTAATCTTTTAATGGGTTCCAATATTTCCCAGTCATAAATGCGCCCATAGTCTGGCCCCGTCGCGGCTCTAAGTTCGCCGCCATCGTTTTGACTGCCGAAAACCTTTATCAGTTCTTTACCCCGGTTATATTTCAAACCCCATTGAATGCAATCCGCTGCCAACGGTGCGGGCAAGTCTTTAAGGTAACCGGCAGGCGCTCCGGCAAGCTGGGACAATTGTCCAAAGCTCCAATTTGTTGGGCTGTTAACATGTTCCCGGTGATTGTCGTCGGCGTACTCAATCCGCAAATCTCCGCGGCTAGGGTTCGCTTCGTCAAATTCTCCAACAATCTGGATTTTATGAGTGTCAACCGTGCGGCTGGTCATTAGGGCGGCGTCGTTCTTTTTATATGCCAACATACTGTCGAGCGATAAAAACTTTTGATCGTCAGGGCGGTTATACCACTGTGAAGATACTGCGGAATTGCCAATCCCGTGCGCTAAAGCGTTAGTTTGATAAGTCATATTATGTTCTCCGTAAAAACAAAATGGGGGCGGAATTGCTCCCACCCCCATAATATCGCATATCTTCTTATAGTTGTAAAGCTAATATTTAAAAAAGTTATCTGCGCCTTCGAACACGCTGCCGGGACTTAACTGGCTTACGATTGGGTTGGCGGTTGCGCCTATCCAACTCTTCGAGTGTTTCGCTGCCATAAATTAAACGGCTAATAAACCTTAGAATAAACATTTTACCCCCAGTCTTTTTGAATGCCGGTCTTTTTCAATTGATTGCATTGTCATCCTCCGTAGTTTTGTTGACTATGGGATTGTATGCGATGTTGTGGGACAGATCAAGGTGAAAACTTCGGTCCAGTCTATTTTGCCTGCTATGTGGTGGTAAGGTTCAACCTTCAAACCCTCCATCTTTAAATCTACCGCATCAGCACCTTTGAACAAAAACATTTGTTCGGGTTGGTTTTTAGTCTTATGTTTTTTAACCATGACCCAGACGCTGCCGTGCCCATGATTAGTTAGCCAAGCGACTTGGTGCGGTCGCAAGTCTACCGCATTGCCTGCGGTCGCTTTCAATTCTACAAAGTGAAAATTGCCAAACTCATCTAACAAAACTACGTCAGGCACTCCGGGCATAGCCCACGTTTCTAACCGGGTTGCTTTAATGTTGCGTCCGGTTTTCTCCATCCCCGTCTTCATCTGCCTCCAAAAGTCGGCCTCTCGCTTTGTCGCGGTTTTGGGGATTGCTCTCTCTTTCGGGAGTAACGTCGATAGTAATCGGGGCATAGCTTTGTTTTAACTCCTTGAGTGCTTTTAAGACTTCATCTTTATTCATGCCGTCGATGCTGCCTGTTCTAATTTCACTCTTACTTACATAAATGTCACCTTGCGCTTGCCCTCGCCGGTACTCTGCTTGAACGGCGGCACTGTATGCCCCGTTATTTAGTGCCATATCCCGGATCGTTTGCAGGTCCCTTAGATGGCGTTGGTAGTTAACCCCAAACTTTTCGTCCAGTTCTGCACGATAAGCTTGGATAGCGTGTACTACGTGCGGGCTGATGTTTGGGTTTGTTAGCTCATACGCTCTAGTGTGAGCGGAGCTTACGGGGTAACCAGCATTGATCGCGGCCTCCCTCATAGTAATTTGCCCATCTTTCGAAACCAGTTCTTTTACAAACAGTTCCTGCTTGCGGGTCAAAGGTTGTGCTTTAGTTGCTCTAGGCCTGCCCGCTTTCTTTTTAGCGACAGTCTTAATAGATTTGCTTGTCATACAATACTCCAGTTATTAAACGATAGTTTGCCACAAACTAGAACGCTTTTACATATATAGGAAGTAAAATATATTTTAAATAAAAAAAACTTTCAGGCCCTTATACGCAGTCTGCTCCCTTATGGTTACATAAACTCTGGTACGGTTACATATTTGTTTTTAACTTATGTAACTGTAAATCTCTATATATAACATAGGCTTAACTGCTCCGGTTACACGGTTACACCGGTTACACCTATTTTAACAAAACTTTTTTATTTTCTATTTATATCTCTATATAGTAGATGGTGTGTTAAGTGTGCCCCGTGGGCCGTGGATCACGTTATAATGTCCATGGTCAGCCCTCTATGCACGTCTTGCAGGCGTTCTTGCTTGCTTCCCCTATGTCGTCGGGGGGCGGGCCACCTTATAGAACAGGTATCTTTAATGGAAAAAGTGTTGGTATTTGCACTTATCGTTGAGATTATGGCTAATGGTGCGGTGACCGACAAAGATGCGGTGACCGACAAAAGCGAGTATGGTTTCTGGCGCGATGTCAACGATTGTGTTTACTTTGCGCGAGCGTTATCTCTTCAGTTCCAAGATGTACGGGACTTTGATATTCCTATAAAAGCTTATTGCGTACCCAAGTTTGTCGATGAAGACGTAGAAATTTTCTAACCCTTGAACACCAATACGGCCAGCCCGGACAGTAGTCCACCTACCGCAGCTAATACGAGGTGCTTATTCTTTTTGTACCATGGTCCGAGTTCCGCGATAGCTGGTGGAATATCTTCGTGCCAGTGTTCGTCGGTCGTTTCTGGTGGTGTAATGACGATTAACTCAGCGTCTTTTGCTTTGGTTAGGTTTACAAGCAGCATATGGTCGCAGATTATTTTTTCATCCCAACGGTTCACGAGCTTTGGTCCGCGGTTTGCGGTGGTCGGTACTTTGATGGGTTTAGGAAAGTCCCCGGATTTTATTTTCCGATAGATAGTTGGTGTAGACATACGTGCGATCTCGCACACTTCATCTATGGTGAGTAGCTTTTTCATTACGGTCTCCGTTTAAGTTAGTAGCACCCACAGTGTATGGGATTTTATCTATAAAAGTCAACCACGTAGTATCCGTTGCCAAGCCTTCTCTACTTCGAGGGTTTGTTGTTGTTTTTCTTTCTCGGACAACGACTCGTCTTTTGCAATTTGTACGAGGGTTATGTTAACTAAACGGTTGATCCTACTAATGGACCACGTGTAGCTCATTTCTTCTATTCGCTTCTCGGCTTCCATGTGTCCACCTCCGCGTACCATTTGCCACCTTTGCTTTCCTTAACCTGAACGTTAATCCATTCGTCGGTCTGGCCCGTGAGCCACGTTATGAGGTCCGCTCTTTTAATACTGATTGCGCACTTAACAAAGTCAGGTGCTTTCTCATTGGGTTTTTTAGCCATCAGGCCATCTACAAAATCTGCCATTTTCTTTCTCCTAAACGTAAAAGCCCCCCGCTGGGGGCAACCAAACGGGGGGCAGGTTCAACTACGGAGAACATGGTGTCGCCATGCTCAAGCGTAGTATAAACCGGTTAATATGGGATAAGCAACACTTAATCGCATACATGTAACTTAATCCTCGCAAGTGTCACAAGAACCACCGGGAAATTCTCCCGCGGACAATGGGTCTGTTATCTTCAAACCACAGTTGCTACACTTTCGCATAAGACTGTCTTCGGTCCTACCTAAATAAATTAGCTCTAGATTACATTTGGGGCAACGGTTAGCCACCAGCCTTTTATGTATCTGACCCTTCTCTTTTATTAAGTTCGCCATTGCTTTTACCTGCGTCCTTGTACCATTCAAAGACCAGCCGTAGCTGTCCTCCTATGGTTCTGCCTTCTGATTTTGACAGTTCTTTTATTTCTTCATAAACCTCTCGTGGTACGAGAATGCTTTTCCAACGTGTTGTGTCCATTTGTCCTTCTCCGATGCCCCCGGAATATATCTACGATATTATAGGAACATATAGAAGAATGCAAGAAAAACCCCCGATCCGAAGACCGAGGGTTAGTTTTTTTACTTCAGGTAGTACCCGTACACGCACCGGGTTCCGTCTCTTGAGCAATCGTGGGTGTCTTGTATGACTCCATCAATCACCGCAGTAAAATGTCTTGAGACACTTACGACCAAATGGCCTGACGGTAACTCATCTGCTTTCAGGTGTGTCTTACACCCGGAGCCGATCTGCATGGTGGGGGTCCAAGTAAATCCCAGTTCCAGCATGTAATCTTTAAACCACTTTCGTGTGGTAGAAATTCCATCACGTGCTGTCCGGGTTCTTTCACCTTTGTCGTGTTTCGATTTACGCTGCTTGGCGTTTCCTTCGGCTAGTCTGTCGTAGACTTGCTGGTAGGGTAGCCTTGCTGCTATGGCTATGGACCGGGTAACACAGTCGCCCGTGTCGCCTTTGTATCCTGCGGCCTTGCGGCCTCCGTCATTGTAAACGAACACAGGTGTAGGGTTGACTTCACTCATGGTGAACCTCCGTAGTTGATTAAATTGTCAAAGAGCGTGGGGATTTGCCCTCCCCAATCAACCGGGTCATTCCGATTGATATACGCACTTTAACATATTATCGCATACGTGTCAAGCTAACTTTTTACAAAGTTATTTAGCTTCTCCCCAAGATGGTCCTATTTCGATATCACATTTGGACGGTACTTCGAGCGGTACAGCGTTCTCCATTACGTTGGCTACCACTTGGGCTTCTTCAACATTCTTAACCGACATAGCCAATTCGTCGTGTATCTGAAGCATGGGCAGTATGCCTTGCTTGTAAAGATCGACCATTGCCTTCTTGGTCATGTCCGCGGCGGACGCTTGGATCAATCTGTTCAGCGCCTTATAAGTGTATGCTCGTTTAAGGCGAGTCGTGGGCCCGTACTCATCGACCGCGTCTTTGTATGGCATAGCTTTGTTCATGGCAAACGTGTCTGGTTCCCACAGATCGAAGCGACACTTACGTCCAAGCAGCGAGGTCAGTGATCCGCCAGACGATTTCTCGTTCAGCCTGTTCATCACCCCAGTCATTAGTCCTTTAACAAAGGGCACCCTGTTGTGGTACTGCTTCGTTAATGCTTTGGCTTCATCCACCGACACGTCCAATTGCTCAGACATTTTGTTCACGCCCATCCCATAAATTAAACCTAAGTTAATTGTCTTGGCCTGCTTTCTGGGAATGTTAGCCATCTCGGCTACTAAGCTATGGAAGTCTGTTTCCGGATCATCGTTGTATGCTTTAACAAACTCTGCTGCACCCTCTAACGGTACACCTCGCGTTTTGCCGTAGACATGAGCATAATGTACCAAGATGCGCGGTTCCTGTTGCGAGAAGTCAATAGCCGCCCACTGTTCACCTTCCTCCGGAAGAAACAAAGAACGAATCATTGGCCCCAGTTCTGGATCGCGGGCCGGGATTTGTTGCAAATTAGGATTAGACATGGAGATGCGGCCCGATACGGTTCCTCCATCGTCAGAACGGATTTGATTTATATGGGAATGTATTCGGCCATCAGCGTGGCAGTGTTTCATGATAGTGTTGATGAAGGTGCCGGATGTCTTGTTCAGATTCCTAGCCTGAGTGACGAGTTGGGCGAGGGGATGTTGATGCTCTTGCAGAAAGAGTTTAGTAAAGCTAGGTGCGCCTTTTTCTGTACGTGGATACTGGATGCCGACTTTGTCGAACGCTTTCGAGAGCGACTGAGCAGCCCAGATTTCTACATTACTCCCAGAAATGCGCTTGATCTCCTTCATGACTTCCCGTTCCCGCTTGAGAAGACTATCCCTAGTTCGCTCTACCCTGTCGCCGTTAACCCGGACGCCCCGCATGGTCATGTCCACAAGACATGGGAGCAGATCAAGTTCGAGATTAGCGACGTTCCACAAGTTTTCTTTGCCAAGTTGAACGGAGAAATAATTCCAGAGTTCGAGGGTGAGTTCGGCGTCACCTTCAGCGTAAGGTCCAACGTACATGGCTGGCATCTTCCACATTTCAGCTTTCGGATCGACACCAAACTCTCGCGCAGCCTCCACTAAACCTTTCTCAGATTTAACTTTGTTGAGGTGTTCATACGCCAACGCGTTCAAGCTGTAGCTGAAACGGTTTTCATCTAACAAAGAGGCAATGACCATGGTGTCAATGATGCGGCCTTTTACATCGAAGCCCATCTGTTTAATCCAGCCCAAGTCATACTGAGCGTTGTGCATGATCTTATCCGCAGGGCATTCAAAAACTTTCTTTAGCCATTTGTTAACCTGCTTTTCGTCTAAGTTACCACCACCGTAGTGACGGATAGGAATGTAACCAGACCAATCATCTACTGCAATGGCATAGCCCACCACTTCACCATCACCTGTTGGCCAACCGGGCCCATGCTTCTTTAGGTTAGGGTCTCGTGTTTCCACATCAATTGCGATCTTCTTTGCCGACGTAAGGTCGGGAAGTTCTAGAGGTGGTATCCACTCACTTTTTGGTGCGAACATTGCCATTTGTAGTTTTGCCATTTTCTTTTTCCCTATGAGTGAACTCTGCCCCAAGGGCCGTGTATCCTGCTTTATCTAGCCATGAATCAACATGGTCTATACTTTCTATTAAACGGCTGGTCTTCACCCAATCCATCATCAAAGCCACGTGTGCCGCGGTAAGATGACCATGCGAATCCAATGCTCCCTTAACTATTTCGTTCCACCCCACCGCGATACGTTTGTGATTGTGGTATGCGTCACCGTAATCTTTGGCACGTTGCCCATTAATAAGCTTCTCTGCTTGCCGCAGAAGTTCTTCTCGTTTCATTTTAATGTACCGTCTGGTTGAGGGGCCCATAGACTATCCAATCCTTTTCGTCGTTGTCCCATTTTAAAGTAAGACCGGGCATATCCTCATCTTTAATTAAAGGGTTTGACCAATCATTGAGAGTCGGGTCCACAACAGGCCCGTGTTCTTTTTCAACATCGCGTAACAATTTCTGGTATTTGGATAAAGTAATTTTTGTCATAGGTCATAACTCCGTGAAACATCTTCTGCGTCTACTATATACAAATTCTGTTTAGCACGAGTTACGGCAACATAGAAAATGCGGTGAGTATCGTCCGGGTGGCGTTGGAACTGGGTATCCGCTGCTGGACTAAGGTCCGTGAACAGCACAACATTATCTGCTTCACCACCTTTTGATCCGTGGATCGTGGACGCTGTAATGCGAGGTACGCCATTAAACTTCTCGCCCCTACGTAAAAGTGCCGTAACGTAAGCCCTGTCAGTATCAGGCAGCTTGTTCATAGCTTGGGACCAAATCATATCTTTGTTCGCAAGCAACCCCTGATCTTTTAAATTATCAAAAGTTAAAATGTCGTTGTCTTCTATTCCCGGTAGCTTCTTAAAGCCCCGCGTCAGTCTTTCTCCAACAGACATGTAGCTGTAAATAATGCGAGCCACCTTACCTGTTACTTCCTTACCTTTTCGTACCTGCTCCCAACCATTGACCGCTTCACTAACCTTCTCGCTTATAGACCGGTTGCCGCGGTAGTTGAACAGATACCCACTAGACTTTAGGTCGTGAGCTACAGGCGTTAGTTGATAGCCTGCCTGCGATAAAATTAACCAATCCCCTTGCGCCATATCTAAAGAATTGATAGTTGAGATACGCGTCACATTGCCGGGTTCTGATCGTGGTTTGTACTGCTTTGGAAAGCGCCTAGCAATGCGACGCACGACATTCTCTGCTACATCGTGGACCCGACTAGGGATACGATACGACTGCGAAAGTATCTCTGAACCTCCGGGTAAGTTAATAAAGTGGTCAACATCTGCACCAGCCCATCGGTAGATAGCTTGGTCATCATCACCTGCGCAGTACATCCTCTTGGACTTAGTATCTAGTAAGTGAGCTATGTCCCACTGCAATGGGGATAAATCCTGTGCCTCATCTAAGAAGCACAGATCAAAATCTGGGCAGAAAGTGTTACCGTTGGTAGCAAATTGTTCAAGCATGTCAGTAAAGTCATACAAACCCATGCTTTCTTTGTACTCTTTCAAGCACTTCGATACGTGGAAAACAGTGTTCCACTCCTCTTCTATATTGCTTTTGTTATACTCTTCACGAAGGTCTGACTTGCACAAACGAGATAAGTTAATTAAACCAAGGATAGGATCACTACTAGCCACCATGCTGGGCACATCATCATCTATTGAAGTATTCTTTTGAGCGCCTAGCTCGACACCGATAGCACGACTTAACTCACGGTAGTTCTCCTCCTGCATAACCTGCTCTGGGCGTATGTCAGACATAGTCAAAGCTAGACTGTGCAGGGTCCTGAAGAACACTAAGTCTTTTTTAGGATCAAGATTAAACCGTGCTGCCGCACGTTCTTTAGCTTCGTTAGCTGCTTTACGTGTGAAGGCAAGAAAAGCTATTCGATCCGGTGGAGTTCCGCTTTCAAGAGCTTTGTCTACCATGTTTAAAAGAGTCGTAGTCTTACCTGTACCGGGTGGTCCAAATATCCTATACATCTTTACGCTTCTCCCTGCTATAGATTTGTTGGACACGTTGCTTTGATATACACCAGAATTTAGCGACGGCTGTCATAGTCATACGCTCTTTGTCTATCATCTTGACTATCTCAGCGTCTCGCATCTTTCGGTGTACTTTATCAGGTACGCCTGCTATCAAAATGGAGCCTCCTCTTGGTTACCAAAGGCAGGTGTTTTTAAATCCACCTCTGCATTTTCAAAAGCAGGAATTTTCCACACTCGAACGGATCGGCCTTTGATCTTCAATACCATGCTGTCGCCGTTAATGTCTCTCAACCGCTGGGCAATCTTGTGGGATTTGTACTCAAAAAATTTATTCTTTTTCAAATAACTCTCAAAGTCTTTTAATCTGAAGTAAGTAACCTCTTCCTCTTCATCGGTCCAAGGGCGGCGTAACAAGATTTCTTCTTTATCCTGCGCCTGCTGAAGGTGACGGCAAAACTCTTCGAGGTAGTCGTAGAACTGTCCGCTTATACTGGCGTCTACAGCAACTTCCATGATCGCGCTTTCGTTGTCGCGCATCTCAGTTAACAGGGTGCTTATTCTGCTTTCCCATTGTTGCTTTGCTACGGAGCGTGGCATGAAATTAAGTTGTTCCATGCAAGCTTTTTGAAACAGGGGCTGGCTCATAAGAGCTTCTGTATCTAGCTCCAGAGGCTCGCCGTTAACGTCCATAAACCAAACCGGTGGGGTACTATTGTATTTGCGGAGATTAGCGATTGTAGCCCCTGCTACAGCCGCTCCTATGCCAAACTTACGTGTACGACACAGTTCTTTATTGCAATATGAATTTATTGGAGCGTCATTACATTTGTAGGCGTATTCTTTGCGTTCTAACTGCTTCGCAACTATGTTGACCTCTGATAGTGGCAATGGCGGAGACACGTACTCCATGTTGTACCGTAGAATTTCCGATTCCCAGCTATCCGGAAACGCTTTTCGTAGATAGACGCCGATATTAAATAGACCATTGTTTCTTCCACCTTCGCTAATTCTCTGCTTGCACAGAATTTGTAAACAGGGTGGACCGTCCTTTGCGATTATATCGTTCTCACCACTGTCGGTTACTTGTAGCTTAACAATTTCTTCTGGGGTTTGAGCGTATTTTTCGTATAGCTCATAAAATTCATTCAGATCGGCAGACGTGCCATCATCTAAAAAAGCGTAACGTAGACCGTTCTCATGATCGTAGTAAGGTAGGTTGAGAAAGTTTCCTACGTCACCGCGGTCTAAATGTAATTTGATTTGTTTGGGAAATATCTCACTCTCACCATAACCGAGAGCGGATGACATATGTTGCAAAGTCTTTTGCATGTCTTTTGCGGATACCCACTCCTTGGCAAACAAGAAGCAGTGTGCGCCACCGGATTTAGACCGGCATACTACTAAAGGTAATTTTAACTTTCTTACTTTTTCAACGAGATGTTTGTGATCTAGTGGATAAACGTCCACGTCGATACATCCCCAGACGCACTGGTTATTCTCGTTTATGGGGATGATACCCAATCCATTACCACTGCCGAGCAGGTGGTTTTCCCAAAGCTTCTTTGTTCGGGGTTCTCTTAGGACGCCAGCTTTGCCTTGGGCTTTGCCGTTCGCTCCTGTTTTTTCTATTTTGAAGTAGCCGTGGGCTTCCTTCAGACCATCAAAAATGGTCATAAACTTATCTACTGACATTGTGACCCCCATACGGAAAAAAAACGGCGAGGCTTTCGCCCCGCCGCACGACTAATTAAAACGGTACGTTACCTGCCGTTCCTTCGTCATCCGTATGTTTCACAACAACATCTCCTGCCGTGATACTCTCCGCAAACCCTTTAGCGCGGGTGTACAGAGTTCCATCATCAATGACACCATCCACTGACATTTCCCATCCATGCCAAGAACCTTTTGAGTTCTCTTCCTGTACGGTTTTTAAGTGGTAGATGTGAGAGAAACGAGGCGGTGTAAACGGCCCATTAGCTCCCTGCATTGACCGAGACGCCATCATGCTATTCCACTTGCGGCTCTTTTTAAGCTGCGTGGATTTCATCGCAATAAGGGCTGTCTCGTGTGACCCGTCTGCGTTGATTAACAGAACAAAATGCTGGTGTGTCTCTTCAATGTACTCACCATTGCCGTCAACAACGTATTCTTTGTTGTCATCGGCAGACCGTTCCGTTTTCGGACGTGCTTGTCCGGGCTCATAAATTGCCGTAGGCGCACCGCTTCCGCTGCCACGCGGAGCCCACTGAATAAACCTACGCTGGTAAGCACAAGGAACTACTCGAACCCCTTCTTTACCTTTGTATGGAATACCAGTTACGGTGTTATATATATCACCCTTACGAGCCGTTTCATTCTCATCCAATACCGGATCATTGCCAGAAAGAACCTTGAGAAATGGAAGTGCTAAATCCTCCGTTCCCATGTTCTCCATGCCCTGTCCTGCATCCTGCTCCATCATAGCGGGGTTAAATACCGCTATATCTTTTTTGCCAGCTTTGGCTATATCTTTTTTATTTGACATTATTTCTTACTCCCTTTTACATTTTTAATTACTGCGCGTTGACCTATCCATGCTCCAAACAATTCCATTGGAAAATCTTCTCCCGCCTCGCAACGCTCTTTTACAAAAGCACGAAGTGTTTGAGGATGAACCTCTGTTTTTTGTTCGGGGACATACCCTTGCGTTTGCGCAAACGCGGCAAAGGCTCCTGCTAAATCGTCTTCTCCACGGCCAAATTGACACAAGACAGTATTTTTAATAATGTCATCGTGCCCATGATCGCGTAGCCATTCATAGGCCTCTGGACGTTTATCAACAAGAATGGAAGCACCATAGGTTTGCTTAACCTCAACGGTAGAACCGTCATCTAGTGCAAATGAAGCTATGCCTATCTCTGCAAGCATCGCAGGCATCTCTTCATCCGTGAGTTTGATGTGACGTTTCTTGGCTGCTTTAAGGTCTCCCTCAAGAGCCGCAATAGTCTCTTCTTCATCACGGATTGTTCTGGCCAACGCGGCTATAGAAGTAAGCCCCTGCTGGTCAATTTTTTCAACGGATGATGCAGTCGTTTTTTCAAAGTCCTGCTCCATCATCTTACTAAGGTCACTCATCGTTTTTCTCCTTTCGTGGTTAAAGGCACCTTTCGGGCCTTGACAAATGTAGATATTATCTTATACCATACAGAAGTCAAGTAAATATTTCAATAGGGGCAAAAATGAAAAGCTACGAGTACGAAACTCAACCATACGATCACCAACGCCAAGCGTTTGAAGAATCGTGGGCCGCGGATTACTACGCGTTGCTTATGGAAATGGGCACTGGTAAATCTAAAGTAGCTATAGATACCATGGGTGCTTTGTTCGAGTCCGGGCAGGTAAAGGCAGCACTCATTGTAGCGCCTAAAGGTGTTTATGATAACTGGGTAAAGGGTGAAATACCGATTCATTTACCTAAACGCATACCTAGAAAGGTAATGAGGTGGTTGCCTACCAAGTCAAAGAAGTATGACGGTGAGTTAAAAGACTTTATCGTAGACTTTGATAAGACCTTTCTTAAAGTGTTTGTCATGAATGTAGAGGCGTTTAGTTCACCTAGAGGTACGGAAGCGGCAATAGCCTATTTGTATCAAAATCCTGACAACATTGTTATTGTTGACGAATCAACTACAATTAAAAACAGGAAGGCTGCGAGGACGAAGAATATAATTGCTTTACAGGAACGGGCTAAATACCGCCGGATATTGACCGGCTCCCCTATAACCAAGAGCCCTATGGACCTGTTTAGTCAATGTAACTTCCTTGCCGAAAAAGCATTAGGCTTTAATAGTTATTTTGCTTTCCAAGCGCGGTACGCTAACGTTCAGAAACGGATGATGGGTCACCGCAGCTTCCAACAGATTGTGGGCTATCGTCGATTAGATGAACTTTCTGAAAAGTTAGACGGCTTTAGTAGCCGAGTTCTAAAAGTCGATTGCCTTGATCTTCCTCCCAAAGTTTATTTACGCCGGGAGGTTCCGCTCACACTAGAGCAAGCTAAACTATATTTGCAGATGAAGAAACTTGCGTTAGCCAAGCTAGAGAGCGGCGAGCTAGTTACTACTGCTAGTGTTTTGACACAGATAATGAGATTACAACAGATTTGCTGCGGACATTTGCAGCCAGACGAGGGCGAGATACAGACGGTTAAGAGCAACCGCTTGAACGAATTACTCGACCTTACTGACGAGTTTCAGGGAAAAGCCATCATTTGGGCGACGTATACACACGACATCCAACAGTTGGCTTCTGCCCTGCGCGACCGGTTCGGGCCCGAATCGGTCGCAACCTATTATGGTGCTACTCCACAAGATGAAAGGCAAGAGATTGTTGAACAGTTTCAGGACCCGGATTCACCTTTACGGTTCTTTGTTGGACAGCCTAAAACTGGTGGGTACGGTATTACATTAACTGAAGCTACTACCGTGATTTATTACAGTAATAGCTATGACCTAGAAATAAGGCTACAGTCTGAAGATAGAGCGCATCGTATTGGTCAAAAGAACAAAGTTACTTATATAGACTTAGTGTCACCGGATACGATAGACGAAAAGATACTACAAGCCTTGCGCAATAAGATAGATATTGCAGGAAAAGTGTTGGGTGAAGACGTTAAAGGTTGGTTAACTTACTGAAACGTCATCTGAAGTGAGCCTATTCCCATGTCTTGTGGTCCGGGCATTTGCGACATAGGGTTCGGTATTTGTTGGAACTGTTGTTCCATAGGGCCGCCACCGTAACCAAAGCTTTCTTCTGCACCAAAGTGTGCGCGTTCTGCTTGATCTACTAAGTCCACAAACTCTTCTACTTTACTTTGCATTTCTTGGGACTGCGGGCCAACATAAGTTTGGTTTAGGTAATTACTGTACACATTCAGCGGCGAAGACTGCATCTGATTCATTTTCTGACCAAACTGTTGTTGCATGTTTTGGAACATACCACCTACACCGCCCATTTCAGGACCTCGTGACATCTGTGATAAAGGTAGTTCCATTGTTTTAGCATCAAACATGCCCATCTGTTGTTTCATAGGGTTTGCATAAGGTGATTGGATCATACCGCCTGCCTCCATATGTTGTACGGGGTAAATCACTCCACCTTCCGCTCTTTGTTGTGTGTTGCCGCCTCCGGAATTGCCCGGACCGCCGGGTCCTCGTTCAGGACCATCTTGGGTTCCGGTGCCTCCACCTGTTGTTTCAGTAGTGCTGCCACCGCCAAAAATACCGGCAAGACCACCTAAATTTACATTTCCGGCAGTACCGCCGCTGGTGTGACCACCGTAACCACCGAAGCTAAAAGCCGGTTGAGTTTCGCCTGTTCCGCGGCCCGTGTAGCCATACTTAATAGCATCTTGTGCCGCTAAATCTGCGGTTTCTCTTGAGTCGGCTTTTTTCATGGCCTGCGCGGAAAAAGCGTCATAGTCGGCTTGACTGTAATTATACTTTTCGGGGTTCTCTAAACGGTCTTGTTCGTTAGCCGTGAAATAAGTAGATTTACCCGTATATTCTTGAAAAATACTCATTAAGCTTGACCCATTAGACTGCCTATACCGAGAAGTTCTCGGTCTTCTGGAAATAAAGCTGCAAACCTAGCCCGGTCTACAGGTCCTGAACCCTGTGATGCCGATTGAACGGCGGCAGGTTGTTGTTGGACCGGACTAGGTGCAGGTCCACTGTTCGGAGTGGGAATCTGAACAGGTGGATTCAAAGCGCCCTGTTGGTTAGAGGGCGGTAAAACTGGTGGTTGCTGTTGCTGGTTTCGCATACGTTCTTGCAAAGCTGGAATCTC